ATGTATCCTTTGAAGTGATGACTGCTCCGGACGCGAGTCGCCAAGGCCGTGCAACTGCGCAGCTGGTTGTACACACAACTGCATCCCCTTCCACTACGATCGAAACACTCCAGCTCCCGCCGATTGAATACCAGAAGTGGGTAATGATAACAGTGGCTCGCGAGGGACGCAGATTTGATATATATTACAATGATACGCTGGTTCATTCAGAGAAAACGCACAATATGTATGTAAATACAGCACTACTTGGCACGGATGCAGGGTCCACGTCAGTTACCGGCATGCTAGTTCTTGCATCCATGATAAAGAAGCGTCTTACGAGCCTCGATGTGAGCCAGAAGTATAAAGAGATGGCTGACACACGTGGAACACCTAATATAAATATCCCGGGAGTTGATCGTAATGCTGCAGGATTAATCCCTAGCAGCTCTTATTCAACTCTTGGAACTCTTGCAGCTTCATCTACTGGAATGAATCTATGCCCTTCAGGTAACTGTTTAGGAGCTCCTAAGATTCGCCCTTCCTCTCCTCTAGATAACTGGGATAGTCCATACCAGTGAGTCTTTAAAGAAATACCTTCCTTGTTTTTTAACTTGGCGACTACTTAATGACATGTATTTAAAGTAAGGAAGGCCGAAAGGCCTTCCTTAGTTTAAAGCGTCACTGGTACGGTTAACTCCTCATCAAATATGTTTTCTTGGTAGAAGACAGATGGCCAACGGAAACTCTGGCAACAGCCCGTATAAGAATGTAGTCACATATGGTCTTTTATTTCTGGCTCTTATCGCCCTGTATTATCTCTACGGATTCCTTTTTGGAACGAGCAACATTCTCACAGTCCAACTTCTGAACACGCGTACGGATGCCACGACAATTGATTCTGCAAAGATTCCTGCTATTCCGAAACCGCTTGAGGGTGGTGAGTACACTGTAAATACGTGGATCTATATTTCAAGCTTCCGGAACGCTGGAGGAGCCGCGGTTACACAGAAGAAGTATGTATTCGAACTCCAGGGGACAACTTTTGATACCCTTCTAATCGCTCTTGGTGCAAGTGTGAATAAGCTCATTGTACGTGTCAACACGAAGGATCAGACAAGCGGTTCTACGCCGTCTGATGATATTTCCCTCAAGGTGACCGGTTCTCCTTCGGAAGTTGATGGAATAATGAACGCAGTTTCGGAGCCTGATACACAGATATGCGATATTGGTGAGATTGACCTTCAGCGCTGGATCCTCGTGTCAGTTGTCCTCAATGGAAAGACGGTTGACACATATCTCGACGGCAAGCTGGCGCGGTCGTGCACGCTGCCCCATGTGTACAGGGTCGATTCGTCTACAGTGAAGGCTGTAATCTGCCGTGGCGGCGGTTTCGATGGCTATATAAACTCAACTAGCGTCTCAAACTATGCCCTCAACCCGGATGAAATCTATCGCATGTATTCAACGGGTCCTACTGGTGGTACGTGGAATCCTCTTTCATTTATCACAAATATCTTTACCCCGAGCACATCGCCGTAAAGTTAAGTAGCATTTACCGGTGACACTTTAACACGCGACATTAAGTTATAAAATAAAGAAATCCACGGCTTCTTTATTTTTTAACATAGAAGATAGATAGAATGGAGGCAAACTCTGGTACTACACAAGTCGTAACTGGCCTTACACAAGTAATAGTATTATGGATAGTTCTGCTGGTTGGTAACTCTCTCGCAACCTTCAATAAGGATATTACACGTAAATTCAAGACGCTCATACCTTATACGGCGGATTCACAAGATGGTACGATTGTAATCCACCAAGATATCAATGCATACCCTACAACTGCTATCCCTGTTGGATTCTCCGTAAATGAGCCGACTGGTATTGAGTTTTCTTATTCATTTTACATTTATATTGCTCCTTCTACAATTGATAACAAGAGTGGACTCAAGCATATTATGCATAAGGGAAATCCGAGCCCCTGGCCGTTAATGGGTCCCGGCGTTTTTTTCGAGTCGATGACAAATACTCTCCGTGTTTTCATGAATACGTATGCATCCCCTTACACTTATTGCAATGTAAGTAACTTCCCGGTAAATAAGTGGGCACATATTGTTCTCAACTGCTACAAAAAGGGCCTTGATGTGTATGTGAATGGTTCTCTTGGTAGCCGTATCCCTTTTATTAATACGATCCCTTACCAAAACTACCAAGATATCATTGTTTTCTCAAACACCAGTGTAGTTTCTAATGTGCAGGCGATTAAAGCAGTGGACGGAGATTTCGGAGGTTTCAATGTAACAGGACCTGTCACGGGCAAGATAAGCAGTCTGAAATATTCGAGCTATGCTCTCTCAGTTAGTGAAATCCAGGCTCTTTTAACAAAAGGTCCGTCAAATCAACTCGCACCTACGGCAGCGGTTGCGGCGAGCCGTGGTCCGAATATCCCACCTTATCTGGCGGATGACTGGTGGGCGAACCAGCGCTAAGGTTGCTACCGACTAAGGTTGCTACCGACTAAGGTTGCTACCGACTAAGGTTGCTACCGACTAAGGGCGACCTATTATCTGCTAAAAGGAAGTCTCAAAGAGGATTCTTTTAATCAGTACTGGGCCTAAGGTAATCCCTTATCAACAGATAGGATTCAGGTCAGACATGCCCGGTGGAGGACTTTTAACACTTGTCGCCTATGGTGCACAAAATGTGCTTCTAAGCGGTAATCCGCAAATGACGTATTTTTACAAGGCATTCAAGCGATATTCACACTTTTCGATGGAGAATATCAGCGTTCCTCTCGAAGGGCCAAATGAACTCGCCTATGACCAACCTATTCGTATTCGTGCCAAGATTCCACGTTATGCCGAACTTCTCTCCGACATGTATTTTAGTTTCCGGATTCCAGATATATATAGCAAGTTTATCACACCTGTCCCTGGTGGGCGTACGTCACAGTTTGAGTTCCAATGGGTCAAATATCTCGGCGCCGCCATTATTCAGAATGCCGCGTTTTTCGTAGGAGGCCAAAAGATACAGGAGTTTACCGGTCAATATCTAGTATCAAAGACATACATTGACATGGATACTGACCAGCTAGTAAAATGGAACCATCTTGTTGGAAATGTAGACGAGTTGAAGGATCCGAAGGAGGGAATCTTTGCAGGAGGAACGAATAACATGGGATATCCTACGGTCATAATGGACTCCACGCGAGCCGCTACGGCACAGGTGAATCGCCCCTCCATCTTTGGCCGCGATATTCATATCCCCTTGTCATTCTGGTTCACAGATTCTCCTGCAAATGCCCTTCCGCTGATTGGTCTGCAGTACCATGACTGCGAAGTTCAGTTAACACTTTCCCCTATTTCACAGCTCTATACGGTTCTAGATGCCTCCGGATATCGCGTACATCCCGAGTTTGTTATGCGAGCCCCCTACACGAATATACAAGCCAACCTTCCAGAGTATGCATCTGCCCCCGACATGAGTGGTGAAATCCGCCAGTTTTTCACGGATTTTGGATACACGGTTCCTCCTCTAGACGGCTGGTTTCTGAATGCTCGACTTCAATGTACATATATCTATTTACCCAAGGAAGAACAACAGATTTTTGCATCACGCCCCCTATCCTATCTGATATCACAAACAACAACATATCCATTTAATGGTATATTTAATCGACAACTATTGGATCTGGAAACACATAATCCTATCACCCGACTTATTATTATTCCACAAAGATCTGATTCTCTCCAACGAAATGATTTTGGCAACTTTACAAACTGGGCCTCGTACCCCTTACCGCCGTTTTTACCACCCCCTGGCCTTACACCAATGCAAAACTATCTGAACACGGGATACTCGTCGGGATTACTTGTTCCTAGCGGGCAGCTCAATATTATTCGTGCAATCCGTGTTCTCTGTGACGGTAATGAGATACAAGAACAGAAACCGATTGATTTCTTTACAGGCATTTCGCTCTATAAATACGCGACAGGTATAGGCATGGATGGCCTCCCGATCTACACATTCGAGCTTACGAGTCCTGGAACACAGCCCTCTGGCTCAATCAATGCGAGCCGAATCCGTGTATTTCAAGTAGAGTTGGACGTGTTTCCTTTACCTGCAGGAACAACATATACGTATGATGTCAATATCTATGTGGAGAGTATTAACTGGTTTGAAGTTGTATCAGGTATGGGTGGATTGAAGTATGCCCTATAAATAGAATGACTGCGGATTACACGATTGTGATTCCATCATATAAAAGACAAAAGGTTCTGCAAGAAAAAACTCTTGCTACATTGCACAAATACAAGATTCCTAAAGATAAGATTTATGTTTTTGTTGCCAATAAGGAAGAATATGACATTTACAAGGATGCCTTAGACCCAAGCACATATGGCCATCTTATTATCGGTGTCCCAGGCCTCAGCAATGTTAGAAACTTTATTTCCAACTATTTCCCGAAAGGAAAGAAGCTGGTGAACTGTGACGATGATTTACGTGGATTCATTGAGTTTGACAAGACTAAGAAACGTCATGAAAAGGAGCTTATCGATTTAAAAGCTGTTATTGAAAGGGGGTTTAAAGAATGTGCCGCCAAGGGAGCAAATCTGTGGGGATTATACCCGAGTGCAAATGGATATTTTATGAAAGACACCGTAAGCTACGATCTCAAACACATTATCGGAAACTTTTTTGGCTACATTAACTTTAAGAATGAGCGGCATTTAACAGTCACCTCTGGCTCAAAAGAAGATTATGAGCGCAGCCTTATCTTTTATAAGGAGGATGGTGTTCTTGTCAGGCTAAACTTTGTTGCGGCGAAAACGTCTATTTATACGACGCCTGGAGGATTACAGGATGGTAAGCGTGTTCAAAAAGCTCGCCAGGACGTAAAAGGGCTTATGAAAAAATACCCAGGGTTCGTTGAAATAAACACGCGACGTAAGAGTCCATTTCCAGAGATTTCTATAAAAGATAAGACACGGAAAGTTAAGCCCAATAAATAAACACATAATGGTACAGATGAACGCTATAGCAGGGGCGTTAGGATTTGTTCCATCAGCCGACCCGAAAGCATATACAAATCAGGTGACCATCACACAACAGACTACGGAAGCCATTACGGCACTAAAAACAACGGCGACAATGGTTTCAACTTTTGCGACTGCCATGACACTCATTCCTGGCGGCGACCCGGTATTTGTTCAAAAAATAAAAGATCTTGATGCAAAGGCAAAAAATGCAGTTGCAAGTACGGCAGGTAAGTCACCTGCACAGATAGCAAAAGATACTTCCGAGATTACATCTGCACTTTCGAGTCTTCAGTTGGAGAAATCAGCCCCTGTTGAAAAAACGGAGATTGAGAAGCTTCGAGATGCACTTGTTAAAATCAATGAGCGAATTGATGAGGTAGAAAAAAAGAATCTCAGTGATGATTTAATACAGCCGTATAGAGACTTGAAGGCTAAAACTGAAGGCCGTATTTCTGATCTGATTGCATTAGAAGTACAAGAACAACAAGCAAAGAAAGAAAAACCTGCTATTGAAGAATTTCAAAATGCACCTGCGTCAGATACAGTTAAAGATGATCCTCTAGACGCCCTCGATAAGTTGAATGCTGCCACTATAAAAGTGATTGAAAATGATGTAAGCCCGATAGGTGTATTACGAAATATTATTTCTCATACTGGGAAAGCAATCTATTATATTTTACTTGTTGCCTGTTTATGGCTTGGCGGGGCAGCTACATCGAATACATTTTATGATAAGTCGCTTCTTGTAAAGTTGTGGTATTTTATCTATGGTGCAATTCTATTTCAATTAACTATACCGATATATGGTATATTCTTTCCTCCTAAATGGCATGCCATATTCATACCACTTTTTGATAATAGTACATTTATTCATGATACACCCGTCATTAGTATTGTAAAGGCAGTTTTTGGATACGACACTATACGCAAGACTCGTATTCCTCAAGAGGGTGGTGTTATGCCAGAGGAAGAAGATGAAGAATCCGTGCCTACAAAAGTAACTGAGGCTACAAGTGTAAAAACAGCAGGAAAGAATCTTCTCAACAGTCAACAAGCCCTTAGATATACATCTATTGGAGTCTATATAGCATTTCACACATTTTATTATGCTCTTCAATATTTTTTCTGAAAAAGACCTTAAGCTATGATGCATACTCTATATAGTGTTAATGCCCCCTAAATCACAGATTGATGGAACCTTTCCATTCGTATCAGTGGTTACGCCAACCTATAATCGTGCTAGATTCATCCCTCATCTTATTAAATGCTATAAGGAACAAACCTATCCGCAGACGCGAATGGAGTGGATTATTCTTGATGATGGAACGGAACCAGTTGAGCACCTGTTCAAGGATACTGGTATTGAGAACCTTCGTTATATTCGAGAGATTGAAAAGAAGAATATCGGTGCCAAGCGAAATCGTCTAAATGATGAGGCACGCGGGGAGATTATTGTGGCAATGGATGATGATGACTATTATATGCCGACCCGTGTGGCCGCAGTTGTCAACTCATTCAAGAAGTTTCCTTCAGTGCAGTTGGCAGGATCATCCGAAGTGTTCATGTATTATTCTGATATCCAGACAATCTATCGCTTGGGACCCTATAATGCGAACCATGCAACGAATGGAACGATGGCCTGGCGTGCATCCTATAAGAAGACGCATCGGTATGATGAGACGGTAACCCATGCTGAAGAACGTTCATTCCTTGATGATTACAAGAATCAGATGATTCAGATTGATCCGATGAAGGTCATGCTCGTCATGAGTCATTCCGAGAATACCTTTGATAAGAAAAAGATGCGGGAACAAGAGAATCCATTTGTAAAGAAGACTAGCATGAAGCTGCGCGATTTCATTAAGGATTCGAGCATTAGAGAGTTTTATGCGACAGCATAACTCGGCTTTTATGCGACAGCATAACTCGGCTTTTATGCGACAGCATAACTCGGCTTTTATGCGACAGCATAACTCGGCTTCCCCCCCCGAAAAGGCTAAAGAGCTCTGGTTCTCTTGTATAAGATACAATGGAGCACCATGGCGTTAAACAAATCAATATCCTTGCAGATGCGTATAAGAATGCTCTTAACTCAGATGCACCATCAACCTCCGTTCCCGATGGATTTCTCAAGAATATCAAGCTCCATATTCATCAGCAAGCGGCTATCAAAGCAATGGAATTGAAGGAGCAGTCATTAACAAGAGGGCTCGTAGTTGATGATGAAACATACTTCAGTTCCTATGCCATTTTAGGCGATTCCGTCGGTGCAGGAAAATCATTAATGGTTCTCTCACATATTGCCAGGCTTCCTCTCATCGAGCCAATCAATAGTATACTAAAGATAGGGCCCAATAGCAATCCCTGCAACTTTTCATACAAGAAGCAGCAGTTTACGGATTTATCTGAAGCGGGATGTCTACTTGTTGTACCGCATACTCTGTATAGACAGTGGGCAAACTACATCAAGTCCCAGACAAATCTGAAAACTGTGTACGTTGAGAGAAAGAAGACAATCCAGTCAGATGATTTTTTAAAGTCTGTGATGGATGCAACTCTTGTCTTAGTAACAAATACATTTTATAAAGAGTTTAGTATTTGGCAAAGAGATAATCAGGTTAAATGGAAACGCGCATTCTTTGATGAAGCCGATACAATACATATTGTGTCAGGATATCCTTTACCTATCACACGATTTACATGGTATATTACAGCATCATGGACAAATATGTTATTTCCCAATGAAACATTCTTCATTACATACAATAATCTTCATCAGTACATTTTTCGGCAAGGGGCTCGCTTCCCTTTTCTGCGTGACCAGTTCAAAGATATTTATAATGCAAATCGCCCCTATGCATACCAGCGACACTATGTAACCTCTGCAAACTTCTTTCGAGATGCACTTGTTTCACAGCATCGCCTCCGTGGCTACACAGTTATCCGATGCTCAGATGCTTTTATTAAGGAATCTATATCTCTACCAAGCCTTGTCAGGCGTAATATTCTCTGCCGCCCTTCCGTGGCCCATCAGATTCTACAGGATGTTATACCAGGCGATGTCCAGCAACTTCTACACGCAGGAGACACAGCCGGTGCTATTGAAACATTGGGTGTGAAGGCGGAGGATACAACGAGTCTGATTGATGCTGTTACAAAGAACCTAAAGAAGGAGTTGGAAGACAGCCGAAATCTTTATCAGTATAAATCAACCCGTGAGTATGCAACTCCGAAAGCAAAGGAGGAGGCACTCAAGACTCTGGAGGATAAGATAAAGCGCCTGGAAGAACAGATTGCTGCAATCCGCGGACGCATTGAGAACTATAGTAAAGAAGTATGCCCTATCTGTTATGATGATCCGCCGCAAGAACCTCTCTTAACACCCTGTTGTTCTCGAGTGTTCTGTGCAGCCTGTATTCTCCAGAGTTTCTCGCGTACTCCGAGTTGCCCAATGTGTCGCACGGCCTTCAAAGTTCAAACACTCAAAAAGGTTCTGGCAAAAGGAGAAAGGAATACAATCGTCAAGTCGGCTAAAGAAGAAGATGAACTTCTGAAGAAACCCGAGGCGCTTCTCAAGATTTTTCAAGAAAATCCAGAGGGCCGATTCTTGGTATTCAGTCGCTATGATAACCCCTTTGTAACACTTGAGACACAGATTGAAGGCCTAGGTGTGAAGGTAAAGCAGCTCAAGGGTAACAAGGATTCGATTGCGTCCATTCTGAAGTCATTTCAGGGAGGTGATATCCGGTGTCTTCTCCTGAACTCACAGTATGCGGGGTCGGGTCTCAATATCACTGCTGCAACCCATGTGATTCTTCTCCACGCGATGACACTCGAGGAGGAGAAGCAGATTCTGGGACGCGCGTATCGTCTGGGGCGGACGGAGCCGCTTCACTATATTCGTCTTTTGCATCCGGATGAAGTGACGAGCGCCGAGTAAGTATTTAAGAAATGAGTTCATAAAATAGATATGGGTCATATATTTAGTTATAATACTCCTATAGTAAAGATAAATGGTAAGATGATACGATACAAGGCATTCCAACAGATTAAAACATTTGAAGATGCTCTTAGAATCGCAAATATTCACGTAAAAGGTGATACGACCATTATATTAGTAAAGAATGATCGTAGAGAGTATGCAAATGCACATGAACGATTTCATTTTGTAGATGGAATTATTGTCGATAGTAAAAATGTATTTATCGAAAAGTTATATGGAAAGAACTAACGCCGCGTGTTAAATACTCTCATACAACTTCTGTAAAGACACGGCCTCGTATCGTCGTATCTTATCAGGCTTCAGCTCAGCACGAAGCACTTCATGATGTGCATAATAGGGTGCCATGCGAACAGGAATACCATTTGTTTCTGCAACTTCACAAAGCAACTTCCATGCATTAAACATGGCAGACTGTTTGGTAAGAACCGGTGTATAGCGAAAATCCTCCGTAACAAGGCGCTTTGATGTTGTTGCCAACGGTGTCTCTTGCGCAAGTCGTAGGCTAATAATCTTTAACTTCAGCTTTAATGACAAAGGGAGAATCGTCCAACACTGATAAAAGAAGGCCCAGAAATCACCCTGGTCACTTGTCTTATAAGCATCAAACAGGGCCATGTACATTTCCCAGCCTTCTCGCGTATTTCCCAGAACGGATTCAATCCGCTCCGGAATGTTCTCTAGGCTCAATAAACTTGCCAGATTTCCTTCATTGTTTTCAATATCAAAGTCGAGCATCGGATCCCAATCACCCCAGAGAGTCCACCAGGCAACCGGCATAACTCCTTCGGGAAGTTCCATCTCTTGTTCCGGAATCTCGAGTCCCTGGATTTGCCGTTGAAGAGAACGAAGGTCTCCATTAAAGTTTTCCGGAGGTGAACAACCCAACCATTCTTGGATAACATCGGAGCCAGCGGCCTCCATTTTAAATGTTAGGCACACCTTGGCAATCTGCTGAAGAGTGCGTGTATCGAGAGAGTTACTGATAAGAATAAGAGGCCTTCCCTCCTTTGCTTCCGGACTCTTAAGATAGGAATGCAGTTCATTCAGACCGCCGCGCTCTCCATTACTGAGACCATCAATCTCATCGAGCAAGACCCCGATTCCTCCTTTCTTTCCGGATTCAATCATCTGTACGATTCCTCCTTCGCGCAATAAAGGAAGAATAATCTTTCGGAAAGATGTTCCGGAACGTGTATGACTTGCATTAAACTCGATGGTTTTGAGTCCAACACTTGAAAATACGCGATGGGCGAGCGTCGTTTTTCCGATTCCTGGAGGGCCAAGAAGTAGAATGGCAGGGTATTGTGTAGCTTGAGCACGAGTTTGAATCCAGTTGAGAAGCCGAGCTTCCACGGCTGGATGCAGATTAAATGTTTCTTGTTTATTCATCGTCAGATTCTGTCTACTCTAAAAAATAAAGAAGCCTTAAGCTTCGTTATGAGCTCGGTGGTATGGGAATCGCGCGATTAAGGCCGACACATGATGTTCCATCATAGACACCCTCCCACGTGATGACAGTTCCGCCATTTGGGGCACTTGTTGAACATTCATCACATAGGGCTTGAACTCTAGCCTTGCCAGACATATCTGTCTTTAGATCAAAGTCTCCAGGCATGCCAGTTACGCCATGCATATCTTTGCATACATACTTGTTTGTCGAAGAGCTTTTTCCTAAACTAAAGAAATCTGGGCATACGTTGATAGAACCATCCGGAGGCCAAGCGCCACCTTCATTCTTCACATCTCCGTAGGTAGTAAACCACAAAACTCCAAAATAGATAATTGCGGCGAGTATACCAATAAAGAGGATTGATGCCGTAATAGGTTTACCATTGACTAATGAGTTGTAGGTAACTCCAAGGAGGAAGATTATAGTTAGTAGAACATATAACAGGAATGACCAGTCCATCTATTTATCATTACTTCTTTTTTATATGGCAGTTTACCATGTGAAAAAGAGGTTTTAACGGACAGTTGTGTCCAGTGTTTAACGGCCAAACGCCGCAACCGGCGCCGGCGTGCCCGCACCATCGAAGCCGAGCTCGATGTAGCCAGTCAGGTAGTCCTGGCCAGGGTTCGTGCCCGCCTGGCCCGTGATGCCGAACGTGGAGACGGCGCCGTTCGCGCCCGCGCCGTTCGAGCCGCCCTTAACGACCTGAACCTTGCGGAACGTGCGCGAGGATGACACGACCGTGCGACCCATGTCCTTCAGGATGCAGCCGCCAGCCGTGTTCAGTGAAGAGACAACGAGGCCCGTGCCGCCGTTGATGTACGCGAACGTCGCGCACGAGAAGTTGCCGGGCGCACCCGTCGCGGCGCTGCCGCTGTACGCATACACCTGGCCGGCGAGCGAGGCAACGTTGATGAAGTAACCCTGGCCACGGTCAGTCTGTGCCTGGCGAGTCTGGAGGGAGGTCATTGTATACCCCGGGTTTAGATATAATTTTGGCAAACGCCGGTATAGAGTCTAGCCGGTGGCTCAAACCTTGATATTTTTTGGGGCGTACCGGTAGTATGGAGAACCAACCGGACTTTGTTCTTCCCCAAACCACAATGGCCCTTGCCGGACAAAACGGCCGTGTTGCCTTTGCAGCCGATTTCAATCAAAGTGAAATCACACTTCCGGGTTTTCAGACGCAGACTTCGACAGAGTCTGACTTCAAAGCCGACATGTTACGTGGAAACTGGGAGTCGACGCCGGTGAGTGATGGATTCTTCTCACCGGAGAATGTGGAGCTCCTCCAAAACCAGATTCGTAAAGCCGTGTTTGACCGGAGCCAGCCGAAGGGTTACGTGGTTGATAAGCAATCCGTAGATGAACTGAAAATCATCATGCGGGCCATCTATTACCAGTTTGCCAGGAACTTGCCCCGGGACGTGGCCGGTCAGATTGCTGATTTGAATCTCAAAGTGGTGAACTGGTCTGCCCCCCATATCCTCTCGGCCGTAGAACACTACATGTATTACCTCAATGATATCAGCCATATGCCCACCCCGATGGCGCAGCCGCAGCATCTGAGCCGCGCCGGAACAAAGTCTCTTCCTATGAACCCGTTCATGTAATCTAAATTAATACATCTCTACCAAGAAATGCTCTACGGGACTGCGCAAATAGACGGGCGCGGGCGCCCTTCAGAAGATAGAATCGCCGTCCGAGACCTTTCAGGTGGCGCACGGTTATTTGCGGTGTTTGATGGTCATTCCGGAACAGGGGTTGTCAATGAGTTGGTGACCGGATTTGTTGCCAAGTTGCAGGACGCATATTCTAAAATAACAGACCCCGCACAAATCCCCGACATGTTAAAGTCACAGTTTATTGCTGAGGACAAGTTCTTAGCACAGACTGTAAGAAAAGACTCGGGAAGTACTGCGACTGTCGCAATCGTGACGGCAACTCATATCTACATGGCCTATGCAGGTGATTCTCCGGCGATTCTATTTGACCCGGCAACTGGAACCATGCTAAAGGAAATGGGGAAGCATGAGCCGACACTGGAGGCTGAGAACAATCGTATTGTGGCTGCCGGTGGCACTGTAGAGATTGATGACCAGGGTACACCACGTGTTGATGGGTCGCTGATGGTATCCCGTGCATTCGGGGACTTTTCTCTGAAGTTTAAGGGACCCCCGCCAATGGGTGCAGATTGGACCAAGTTCAAGGTGACGGCTGCACCGGATATAGAGGTCTGGGAGCGCCCTGCACAGGGGGTGCTTGCGCTATACTCCGATGGAATGGTTGAAACGCATACATCAACGTTGAAACCGAACTCACAGGTTGCCCTCGAGTTGAAGGCTGCGCTTACACAGAAAAGCTATAACTTGGTTGCGGCGGCAAAGGCATCTATAGAGGCTCATATAGCGGAAGATCTTTCCATACCGGCGAACCTTGTAAGCACGAATGCACGGAAGTATACGGGTGATGATTTATCTATCATACTTGTTGCCGTAGGTACAGGAGTCACGACAATGACTGGGGGAAAGCCGAAGCTGCCGATTCCTCCGAGGAGCAGAGTAAAGACGAAAAAACAGAATGGTGGTCGTCGCGCAACTTCCGCAAAACGGACGCGAGTGATCCGATCGTTTATCGTTTCGGTCTAAAGCTCAGCCTCGATGTACAGATGTGGGGGCCGTCTGGTATTAAAAATATCAGGCGGGTCCTTTAGCTCAGTTGGTAGAGCGTGGCTCTTATATTATTACAGTATGCAAGGGAGGCTGAAGTCGTGGGTTCAATCCCCACAAGGACCATACCCATTTCTGGGATTTAGATGCTTTTTATAAAGGCAGCTATATCCTTTTTGTTACTTTGCGGCAACCTTCTTCAGTCCCAGCTTCCTCTTCTTAATAACACCCGTCGCCTTCGACTCCCTCTCAGCGACCATCGCACCCCAGGCCATCATGAACATCTCCAAATCACGTAGCCACATCGCATTTGCCGTAGTCGACTCCAGTGCAGCCAGTGCGGCCTTTGCCACGGCGACAGCCTTCTCTTGGTCCTCAATCGCCGCAGCCTTGACGCGGTCCATGCGCAGCCGCAGGAGATACTCATACCCGTCGACCGTCTCCGCCTCACCTGACAGTGCAGGGAGCGCATGCGACTTCATGGCCGCCACGATGGCCTCATCCGTTGCCCGGCGCAGGTCGATTGAGCCCTCCAGAACGGCTCGCAGAAACCGCGCCTTTGCATCGGCCTCCACGGCATCCCGCGTCAGCCTCGCAATCTCCGACTGCCGGCGCTCCTCATAGACGGCGCTACGGCGCACGAAGAACTCCTCCAGCATATCACCCGCACAACTGTAGCGGCGGATCTTATTCTCCGAATCGAAGCAGACCATGTTGGACGTACGCCAGGTATTCAGCAGCTTGAAGCGCTTCTCAAACGCCGTGGGATTTGCCTTGGCCTCCTCATAGTAATCGCCCTCCAGCACCAGGTCAAACCGGATATCAACGTGGTTGTAGAGATCCTCGAAGTCCTTCAGTACTGTCTCCTTCTCGCTGCACATCTCATCCAGAAATGCTTTGTAGTCCTGCGTCCACGTGCCTACCGGCAGCTCCGTGATCACAACTGTCTTCTTAGCATCATCGAAAGTGTAGAGACCCTTTGTCACCCAAACACCATCGCTGACCTGGTGGACAGCACCCTTGAAACCGTACCACCACGGCCGCATGGCCAGATTGCCGAGCGACTGCCGACGTCCCTCCAGGCGGTCACGCAGAAGCCCGACAATCTCCTCCGGATTGTGAGGAGGAATGTCCGTGCTGAATCCAGTACCGATGCCCACACAACCGTTGATGAGAAGCATGGGAACAACCGGAAAGTACGTCTCCGGCTCAACTGCCAGTCCATCATCGTCCAGATACTTCAGAATGCCGGTATCCTCGCGGCGAAAGATGTAGTCCACAATGTTCTCGAGATGCGTGTGGATATACCTCGGCGAGGCTGCATCCTTGCCACCCAGCAGACGAGAACCAAACTGTCCTACGGGGACGAGCAGATTCACATTGTTGGAACCCACAAATGTCTGGGCCATACTCGTGATGGCCGCAGTCAGAGACGCCTCGCCGTGGTGATACGCCGCATTCTCTGAGACGTAACCCGCCAGCTGCGCCACGCGAATCTCGGACTTCAGATTTCTCTTGAGGCAGGCAAACACAATCTTGCGCTGCGACGGCTTCAGACCATCCATCAGCGACGGCAGAGACCGGACATTGTCGGCGCTGCTGAAATGGATGAGCTCATCGTGGATGAACCGTGAATAGCTCGCATTGCCCTCCGCATCTGTCAGAAGAATGCGCTTAGGGTCGTAGCCAGACAGCCACTCCTTACGGTCATCCGCCCGCTTCTTGCTGAACGCGAGCGACATCGTATCATTCGTCTCATCATCCCACCGGTACTTGACCTCGTGGATATTGCGGAACCACTCTTGAGCCTCCTCGGGAGTGCTCGTGCCCAGACCCTTATAGTACTTCAGAGTCCAGCCTGTAGCGCCGGCATTGGCGGCCTTCCAGGTCTCAAACTCCGGCGCAGAGAAGAAGCTGACCGTCTCGGAACGCCGCGAGGCCTTCAGGAGTGGAGTTGCGAGTGAGCAGAGAAAGCCGCCCTTGATGAGTGACGGCCACTCCACGTGGAACAGATTCATCAGCAGTCCCTTAATGTGAGACCCATCCAAATCCTGATCTGCCATAATCATCACGCGACCATAGCGGAGGGCCTTGATGGAGTCATAGACACGACCCTTCTCCAGCCCCAGAATCTTCTTAATCGCCGTGAGCTCCTCGTTGTTCGACGACTTCTCTGCTGAGACATCGCGGACATTGAGCAGCTTGCCTCGGAGAGGAAAGACGCCCCAAGCCTCGCGGCCCACCACCTTCAGGCCGGTGATGGCAGACGTCGCGGCTGAATCTCCCTCCGTGAGAATCAGCGTGCACTCCGCGGACTTTGCTGTCCCCGCGTGGAGAGCATCGACCAGCTTAGGCATGCCACGTAGAACACGGCGCTTGCTCCCATCAGTCTTCTTGGCATCCTTGGCGGCCTTGGCGTCGAGAATGCTGGCGGCTTCGTCAAGAAGGCCAATCTTGACAAGTCCATCTACCATCTTTGCGGACTTGAAGACGGAGCCAAACTTCGCAGCGGGCGTAGTCAGAGTCTCCTTCGTCTGAGAGTCAAACGAAGGGTTGACAATCGTCGCATTCACAAAGAACACCACAGCGTCCTTCAGCTGCGCAGGCTTCACGGGCGTCTTCTTCTTGGCAGCGAGCTCACAGAAATCACCCAGCACGTGCTTGACGACAGTCTCGACGTGCTTGCCACCCTTCTTGGTGTTAATAGCGTTCACAAAGGAGACGTGCTTCTCATCGGGTACATCCTCCTCAAACAGCTGGCGAGCGAGGACTGCGCCGACCTCCCAGCGATCCGAGCAGCGCTCATAGGCAATGGTGGCCTCGTCCTTTACGAACAGCTTCACAAACTTCTCGAATGTGTTGGTCGGAACCACGGCGCCATTCCACGAGACCTTCACATCCTTTCCAGCCAGCGCGGCAATCTCAACGATGCGAGTGTGCATGACAGCCGTCATATCTTCCATGTTGAGGCCCTGGAACCGACCCTTATCCGGCGTGTACGAGATGCGGACGAAGCCCTTGACCGCCTTGTCCTTTACAACGGAGGGCTTGCTCGCAACGCTCATATGGTTCGACCACGTCTGGGAGTAACGGAGCTCCTTGCTAGGCGTCCGAGTCTCAACCGTAAAGGAGTGTGAGAAGATGTTCGTCAGCTTGGCACCATAGCCGTTCTTGCCACCGACAATCTTCTCCTCCTCCTTGTTGTAGTTGCCCGAGGTCAGCAGATGACCGAAGATCATCTCGGGGACATAGACCTTCTCAACCGGATGAATCTCGATCGGAATGCCGGCACCGTCATTCTCAACCACAATCTTCTCACCATCCACCTTCACATCGATGTGCTTGATGGGAGTCTCCGTGCCGATGCTACGGACAAGTGCATCCCGCGCGTTCACCAGAATCTCATCAAAGATCTTGTAGAAGCCAGGGTTGAAGGCAACGGCCCGATGACTCATCTTTCCCGTCACAGAGTCAAAGACCCAGCGAGCATCGGCATGCGTATCGGTTGAACCAATATACGTGTCAGGCAGCTCCAAGATGTGCTCGCGGTGCGTGTGCTTCTTAAAAGCGGAGGCGTCCTGAGGTGTAGTCATTCTATACAAGGGTAGGGGTCATGCATTAAGTAAATTTTACGGGCGGCCGGCCACCTTTTCTAACACCCGAACAAGATGATATGTATGTACTGTACTAACTACATTCATGACACTCTTATGGAGCCAGTTAAGGATGTAAACTCTCCCTCTAACTTTACCAATATTATTGGTGAGATGACACGAGATATGTATCGGATGATTCAGACAAATAGCCGATATTTTGGGATTCAGCATGCGTTTAAGATTGTTCAAAAGGCAGATATCTATGGAATCGACTACAAGTATTTGCAGTTCATTACTCTTCTTAGCGATTTTCCCAGAATGCGAGAGGATATGGTGATACACTTTGATCTTATGATGAAAAACAAGTGCGGAATGATGAAGACACTTCGATACTGGTATATGGAGAAGTTCTTACAGCTGCACCAGATGCTTCCTGAAGTTCATGAAGCTCATTCATCCAAGATACATCCTGACGAGATCATGCGTATGAAGCTCGCGGAATCAGATGATCTTTACCAGTGACGCTTTAAAGTAAGGAAGGCCTTTCGGCCTTCCTTATTTTATAACTTAGATGGTATACTTAACGTTTTATGAGCACGAGCATTTTATCATTGTCCCAACCAGGCGACCATTTATCCTTGTGCTCACACAGTACGAAATATGCAGTACTATACATGTCATTCATATGTTTCAAGTGTTCCTCATAGTCTGTCTCGCTCCTGTTTCTAAAGATATCTTCAATGATAAGCATTCCTCCAGGCTTCAGAAACGGATGAGCCTCTTTTATAATGCGTATCTGATGGTCAAACTCGTGGCTTGAATCATCGATGAGAACATCAAACTGCAGGCCATCTAATGCTGTCGATACACCTCCGTCAACTGCAACATCCATGAGGCGCGTATGAATAGGTTTGCAGCGATTTGCGGCATGGTCGAGAAGTGCCTGATCTCTGTCAAACATGTAAATCTCTGCATCTCTGAAATAGATTCTCCAAAGCAGGGCACTTGCTCCCATAGCCACTCCAATCTCTCCAAACACTATGGGCTTATTTTTCAAAGGGGCAAAGAGCATCGTATAGACAGCCGTGTAAGGGTGCCGGTGTGCTACCGTATTATATGGCGATTTATCAGTGCCGGCGGCTTTCCCAATAAAGCAGAGTTCCGTAACGGCTGCGGAAGAGTCGATAATCAGACGATTGATACCCATTTTTTCTGGCGGATAAGTAAGAGATGGCTAGAAACCGCACGGCGCGGAAAAAACAGTTGGGTGGATTTTATCCAAGTGTCATGGGAAAGATTTTAGTCTCGGGTAAGTTTCTCATATATCCTTGCTTTACACTTGCATCTAGGCTTTTTATAAATGATAAGCAGCGTATGTCGAAGCGTATGTCGAAGCGTATGTCGAAGCCGGGAAAGACACGTAGACACTCAAAACGCAAGGGCTCGGCTAATGCCTAAAGATGTTTTCAACGAATGAGGTTAGAATGTCACTCGTCAAACCGAACCAAAACGGGAACCTTTTCGAGATCAAGACTGTACAGTCCGGCGCCTTTCGTACACTGATTGAGGCCTTAAAGGAGATTCTAACGGAGGCGAACCTGGAGTTCGACTCCAATGGCATCAAGATCATGGCCGTCGATGAGACCCACACGGTTCTCGTCTTTCTCCGTCTCCACAGCGACCGTTTCGAGAACTACTACTGCCCTGCTAAGCACGTGCTGGGTGTCAACATGATCTACTTTTTCAAGTTGATTAAGACGATGGGTAACAATGACAGCCTGACTCTGTATCTCCCTGCGTCCAATCCGAACAAGCTCGGAATCCGTATGGAAAACTCGGAGAAGTCCACGGTCACGAACTATTTCCTGAAGCTGTTCGACACGGATGTGGAGGAGATTCAGATTCCGACCCTCAACTTCACGAGTATCATCCACATGCCCTCGGTTGATCTGCAGAAGATTTGCCGCGATATGAATGCGCTGGGTGAGAAGCTGGATGTCGAGATCACATCCTCTGGCACCGATCTCATGTTCAAGTGTATCGGTGATTTCGCGGAGCAAGAGACAATCATATCGGAGAATAACACGTCCAATATGAAGGTCCATAAGTCGAATGGGGGTGCTGCGGAGATTGTGCAGGGTATCTTTCAGCTGAAGCACCTGGTGCTCTTCACGAAGTGCACGAGCCTGTGCCCGAGCATCGAGCTATATCTAAAGAACGACTTTCCACTCATTCTTCGCTACACGGTGGCGAATCTCGGCGAGGTGAAGCTGGTTTTGGCACCGATGAAAAATAAACAGTAATGTCGTGTGTTAAAGTTAAGGAAGCCCATTAGCCTTCCTTAACTTAACCTACCGTCTAAGCTTAAAAATAAGGAAGCCAACAGCTTCCTTATTTTTAAGCTTTGCGACTACTTAGTGACATGCATTTAAAGTAAGGGAGGCCTTTCGGCCTTCCTTACTTTAAAGCGTCACTGGTACACGACTACTTGGTGAATGTCGTTACATCTTCTTATCCACATGCGGCGTGTAGAGAATATCTGAAGAACCAAGGCCCTCGCTTAGAATAGCAAGACCCTTCGGATCACAGAACTTTCCACAATCCTTATTCCAGACTTTAATAATATAGAAACCAACCTTCTGAACACCGTTCGGCCCGTTCATAATCTTCGGGCTGATACTTATGCCAGTAATAATATCATCTGGCGCTGTCGCCTGATTCATCATTGCACCCAGCATATAGACTTTGAATGTATCCGCGCCGCCCTCAGCACTTCCACGGAGTGAATAGCTTCCTCCACGAATATTCTGAAAGTTCTCCCAAAGGGGGGGAATCGGATCGCGCATACAGAAGAACATACCACGTTTTAGCTTATCACCAAGCTCCTTCAAAACCGATAGGGCTTCACGGAGAGTACTGAATGTTGCAATCGCTTGAAAGGTTTCGAGCGTCCAACGCTTCTCCTTTGGAGCATGGAAATATAATGTCCACGTCCCAGAGGGAAGGGGAGCGTCGAGGTTCATGCTCATTGTCTATAGTAGTTTCTTTTCCAATTTTGCTTAAGCCTCGAGTAAACTTTCAACAGTGGTGCGTGGGTCAAACTCCTTTTCACCCGAATCGCCCGTTTCCGTGATATAAGAAATCGTGACGGGGTTCGAATAGTCGAGAACAGTGTGAGTGTTTACTGACCACAATGCGAGAATCTGCCCTACATTCGGATACTTATCATCCTTTTTATAGAGTTGCGTTGACTGGATGAAGTCGCTGAGGTCATGTGTCCGCATAGAATCCCGCACCTCTAAGCTCAGGAACGGAAAGTGTCGCGGCCTTACCTGCACATTCCGTGCTGAATACTCATACAGGGCATTCGTATCAGCATTGTATAGCCACGCCGCCGCCGGTGAGCGCGCAGCATCATGCAAATATAAGGGCAGCGGTGTTGTATTTTGGTTGAACAGAACAAACTCGTCAGGTGACAGAATCATTTTTACGGCCGCATAGATTTTCCGTGCAACTCTTGTCACATACGTCTGCGTATCTGACAAAAGCGTATAGAGCGAGATAAGAGAGTACATAGAATAGTAAAATCTTCTTCTCTTAAGTAGATGGATCGTCTAAGGCGATTTTTTGGATATAAACCGAATTCTGTAACACGTAAAATAAGAACACCGCATTCATCTCAGCACTCCCGTGTCAGAAATGTGATTCCTAGAGTAAAAAAACTCACATTTAAAAATACACATAATATTAGGACTATTCCGTTAACTAATCGTAATAGAAGAAACCGTCAAGGTGTATCAAAAACCCAGTATAAAACGGGCGTTCCTCGTAATATAGGGCTTAACTCCAATGCTGCGCGCGAGTTTGCAGAGTTAATGCATAAGATGCATAATAAAAATGTAGAAGATATAGCCCAGCACATAGAAGATACCTTTAACGAGCCTCGTAGAAGCCAGTTTTTACATCACTTGGATTATTTATTTGCGGAACCTAACTCTGCGGAACACTCTTTATAAGAGCATTAACATCAACCGTGTTTCCTGTAAAGGTCATTACGAACCAATAGATAAGAAACGCGAGATAGAAAATCACAGGCAGAAACAATAAAATGCCCGGAATCGCGAGAATACCCCATGCAACAAAAGAGGCTCCGTACTGGCATAACATACCCATGAGTAACACACAGACGAGGCCAAGAATAACGTGCGGAGGCAGTGAATCAAAGTTCTTACGCTGCATATCGTACGCGATTAATAGGATAAAAAAGAGCCCGGTTATGAGGGCAGGAGTACAGAAGTCCATTTACTATTATATTATATTTTATGAAGCCAGCTTGAGAATCCTCTGGCGGGCCTCGTCCCACGTACCAATCGGATCATCCATGAGCTCACCATCTGCGTCCAAGGCGTAGACGTTGTTATCAGGATCCCTGTAAAAGTCACGACCGCGGAAACTGAAGGGTGTCAGACTAACTGCATCCTCTTCCTCTTCCTCTTCCTCAGGCTCAGCCTCAGCCTCAGCCTCAGCCTCAGGCTCAGCCTCAGCCTCCTCAGCCTTTGACACGGTAACAACCGGTGCCGATGTAGGCACCAGTGTAACTGACTTGGGCTCAGGCTTGCTTAGAACCTCCAGGCCAATCGGCGGAGATGCCCAGACGTTAACAGGCGCAGCGCTCTCCAGCTGTCGAATACGCGCTTCAAGGCCCTCAATCACCTCTGCAAAGCCGCCGCTCTCAGAAGCAACATCATTCGTCTGTGAATCAAGAATATCCTCAATGATCTTCAGACGCTCATTGAATGTCGTACGCAGATTCTGCAAGAGAACGCCAATCGTGTTTGCACGGGTCGCATTCATTCTATACTTTTTTATTTTAAGGGGCCGCGGTCAATTTTGCTTTAACGGGGTCGCGGCATCCCCTTAATCTGAATAGACATCACTGAGTCCAGAGTCGAGTCCTTATCTTTTAGAGGCTTGCTCCGCTTGAGTCGGAGTCCCTCTTCAGCCTTCTGAACCTTCTCCGCCTGAAACGCGCCGCCCGCAACCGTATTCTTTAGACTCGAGTCAAAGAAATCAATAGGCTTCGTATCGATAGACCCCAAGATACTCACCATCGGCGGCATGTGAATATCAATCCGTACACGGCCCTCGCGCACCGTAGAGCGGAATGAATCAATCGTTAAAGGACCGCCAAATAGGGCAAGGCATTCGCGTCCAGGTGCAGGAAAAATACGCCCCTTTGCCTCCTTGTCATAGACACGATGTAAAAGAGCCATGCGCTCCCAACGTACGTGTGGGTCAAGATTCTCTGAGAGTAGATAGGCAACACCGCACTCGGGTGAGCAGAAGTTACCGTATACATTGTACACGCCATTCACCTCCCTTTCAGGGATAATACAGGGCATTCCCTCAAATCCATGGCAGCACCAGAAACACGCAGTCTCCGTTGACTCAGGCAGCTTCTTCTCCTTACGTGTATCCTTGAACTCTACCATAAGATCAGCGCGTACAAAGCACTGGAGAGGACGATTCTCTTCAGCCGCTGGCTTGTATATCTTCTCATCCTTCGGCTCAGGGGCCTCAACCACCTCTACCTGAATGTTCTCCTGCGCAACTGTGAAGAAGTCATCGGCCCCCGCGTCATAGGGCTCAGGCTGGACGGGAGGATTCGGGTCATAGTGAATGGGTTGGTCGTGAAAGTTGACATCACTCGTCTTTACCTGTAGGTGTGCAATCAACGGCCGACGGGGCTCGGCGACAAAGTTGCCTTCGATGCCATCAGGCGTCACAACCGCGACAACCTTGACCGCCTTCTTTGCCTTCTTGGCAGGCTTTGCCTCAACGACTGTATTGGCCTGGTCAGCATTCTTTTTACTCTTTGCAGGCATCTTTCTATAGCGATATGTCAGTCCGAAGTTTAAGCCTTTTAGTTAATATCGTCTACCGTCTAAGTTATAAAATAAGGAAGCCAGCAGCTTCCTTATTTTATAACTTTGCGACTACTTAATGACATGCATTTAAAGTAAGGAAGGCCGAAAGGCCTTCCTTAGTTTAAAGCGTCACTGGTATCCAATGCGGCCCTCATTACAATACTTGCATCAACGCGCCCCTTTCGTAGATAGCTAGGATCAAGTGCATCAATCGACTCCTTCGACTCATTTGATGTCATGACGAGAATAATATTCTTGTACATGCAAATGTCATCCAAGAATGTATTGAAGGTCGTCTTATTATAGACAACTGTGTGTAGATTTTTATGGAGCGGTATCTTATTATCAGTAATCGCATGAATCATCGTATTTACCTCCTCTAAGATAAGAATGAGGGGCGACTGATCAGATGTATCTGAATAGTCATATACATAGTTAAGAGAATCACCAGGGTTGGTAGGGTTGAATGAGTGGCAAAGTGAACCACCTAGTTGTTTCGCAAGAAGAATACCAACAGTGCTTTTACCAGTTCCAGAGGCTCCCTCTAAAAAAATGGTTGCAGTTCCTTTTACCCTGTAGATTGAGATAATGTCTTGGACTACCTGTCCTTGATCCCCTTTCGGAAAAAAGGAATCGGTCCGTATCTTTAGCTTATTATAATAAATGTTGGAATAGTTTCCAGATCTTGCCCAAAGAACAGTATATATCTTTGTAGCAACTTTCTCCGTAGAAATGGGCATAGGTGTTATAGTGTGAACTGCTTCCTCTTCAAGAAGTTTTTTTATAAATACGTCGCTTGTAAATATACTGAGGCTAGATGACATGTATCCAATACAGCCATTTCCAATAAAAAGACCAGACGGTATCATTTCTCCACGCCGGTGTGTCATTCCGCTTGAAAAGACCAGAGGATTCAACCTTTTTACAATAAAACGATGCTGTTCATCTTCGCCTTCGATCGTATAATATGTATATCCTAGACGGCGACAGCCCATTAGAAATAGACTGCACATAAGGCCAACTCCCGAGAAAAGTCCGAGAAGTGTCGTGGCAAACTGTGACCCCATTTCGCCGAATATCATTATCTATGAATATAGGTCTAACTTAAGGCCCAAATAACCATCTTTTATAACATGAAGATCCTTATACTAGTTCTAGCAAGTGACACCGATGAACGATATATTAAGTTACAAAGCTACTGGCGACGCTACATGAACTCGTCACCAGAAATCGACTGTTATTTTTACAAGGGTGATCCAACTCTGCAAAAAGATGCAGTTTTAGATATTTCATCTAATACACTCTGGTTGAAGATACCTGAGACTTGGGATACAATCCGTACTAAAATGAAGATGGCATTCAAGTATTTTTCAATGGAAACCTATGATTATATTTTTAGAACAAATCTTTCCTCTTTTGTTCATTTTGGTCGGTACATTGAGTATTGTAAAACGATAGACATACGTAACGGCTTTTGTTCGGCAGTTATAGGCAATGATAACGGACATACTTTTCCATCAGGTTCAGGATTTACTATAACACCTGACGTAGCCAAACTGATTGCAGAAGCAGATGATAAAGAACTAATGGACGATGTCTATGTGGGATGGTGTCTTCACAACTTAAATATCCCTATACAACCTGCAAAACGTCTGAACTTTCACGTACGTGATGATATGAAGAATATACACGATGAATCCGTCTACCACTTTCGTATTAAGAGTTTTACATCCTATGAGGATGATTGGGTATTGTTTGATAAGGTAACGGAGGGTCTAAGACTTCCGAACAATGCATGAGGAGATGCAAGGCCTTGGCCTCCCTAACCGTATTGAAACTCTCCTGCAAATTATGGTTCAAAATCCGGCCGCGCGCTCACATCTTCTTATGATTGGACCACCGGGTTCAGGAAAGACGACATCCGCCCGTTTCTTTGTGGAGGCACTCCACGGTGGACAGAAGGCCACATCCTCTTTCTTTGGTCGTGCACTGTTTCTGAACTCGAGTGATGAGCGTGGGCTCGAGGCTGTCCGAAGCCGCGTATATCCCTTTATTCGTTCCTCGTTTGATGCCATTTTTACAAGTGTAGGACCGAAGGTGATTGTGTTTGACGAGGCGGAGACGCTGACCGACCAGGCTCAGATTGCCCTGCGCCCTATTCTCGATATGAGTACTGACCGTATTCTTATTATCTTTCTGTGTAACTCGATTTCCAGAATCCATCCGTCCATTATTCACAAGTTTCTGAGTATTCCGTTCGAGTCACCGAAGCCGGCTGATTTCAAGTTCCGCATGCAGAAAATCATAAATAATAAACAAGATGCGGTGGCAATGACGGGGCTCGATATCCAGTTCCGCCGTGGAGATATTCGCTTCTTTCTTTTGAATCCGGGCCGTCATCAGGACTGCGCGAAACTCTGGAATGAATGTTTTACAACACATAGGGTTGCCATGAAGCAGCTGTTTGAACAAGTTCTACCCAAATGGACATTTCCAGAGTTGGCTATGTTCTGTCTCTTTTGTGCAAAGATAACACAGACTCTGACAATGGATGCAGTTCATGAAATGCTCCGTATTAGTGATACGGATTTTATAAAGCAATGTTCACCCAAGGTTCGCGCAACCCTATTGGCAGACTGGTTCGATCGCCACATTCGAGTAAAATTGGAACTCTTTCCGCCACCAACGTAAGTATTTAAAGGAGAAATGGCCGAGCTAACGTTCACTCCTCTTCGTATCTCGACACTGGTTACAACAGGTCATTTAGGTACAACGATTAACTTGGCAAAGTTGTTTGAGCAACTGAAGAGTCGTCTGATTCCAATCGGGTATCCCGCGGAGGGCTTCTTGAAAATGGAGCATGAGACAAAGATGATTGGTCAGTCGGCGCGTGACGTTCTGACGAAGCGGCGGGTGAGTGATAAGACTTTCTTCAATCAGAGCACCCTTGTTATTCGTAAGCGGCGCGATGATGGGCCTGAAATGAAGGAGGTGAATGTGAAGCTCTTTGCAAATGGTGGATTCCAGATGACGGGTGTTACGAGCGAGGAGTTCTCGCGTGCTGTGCTTGAGTGGCTCATGAAGGAGTGTGCAACCTTCTCCGACCCCATTTCGGAGCAGCCCCTTGAGCTCAAGAAGTTTGCAGTACAGCTGCTCAACAGTGACTATAAGATGAACGCACTCGCAAAGCGGGCAGAGCTTCATCGTATTCTGTGCAATCAGTATCGCTTGTCGAGCACTCTTGAGACAACGATTTATCAGGGAGTGAACACGAAGTATTATTACAACGAGCAATCTCCGGCATCCCGAGGAATCTGCAACTGCCCTCGTTTCTGCAATGGACAGGGGGATGGTACGGCTATTGGTCAGTGTAAGCGGATTACGATTGCCGTCTTTCAGACGGGCAGTATTATTATTACGGGTGCGCGGAACAAGAGGCAGCTGGATGAGGCGTATGGCTTTATGAATGATGTCCTCCGAGCCCATGTGGCGGAGGTAACAAAGGCACCTGCGTAAAAAGGCCTAATCTTCTTCCCCCGATTTCTACAGAACTTATAAATGTCAGCCCCTTCGACCTCTACGGCTGTTGTAACTGGCGGCGCGGCACCTGCGCCGATGCCCTCTGCGCAGGTGCTTGTACATGCGGCCAAGCTCGCGATTGAGCAGGATAAGCCCATCCAGCTCGACTACTTTGTAGATACTGCTACGGGTAAGGCGTTCATGGGTGAGGACCAAGAGACGAAGGAGAAGATGCTCGTGAAGTCGAACGACGAGTTCACGAGCCTTATCCAGAAGGTCTACAAGGTTGCGGAGGATTATATCATCATCACGGAGAACTCTATCTACCTCGTGAGTGGCAAGATCCAGAAGAGAAAGATCCAGGCACCGGCACTCCGTGGATATTAGACCAAAGGGTTGTCCATTAACTTTTTTCCATCCTATTAAATAGAAATGGCTAGAAAGGGGTCTCGTAAAATGCGTAAGAGTATGCGTAAGCGTAAGATGCGCGGTGGCTGGCAGGTTATGAATCCGGCCTCTATCGATGACTCCTCGATGGCGTCATCATCATCGCAGAGCTTAGAACAGGGCCTTGATTATGAACGCCTTCACGCTGGCCAGCACGGCGGGGCGGCCGTTTCGCTCACGTCCTCTGCTCCGGTAGATTATACGGGTATGCTGGATGATTCTCTCCGTGCATCTGCACGCGTTACCCCCTTAGATCAGTCCATGCAGGCGATCCAGGGAATGTCCGACCAGTCGGGTGGGCGTCGCAGGAGCCGCAAGGGAAAGAGCCGCAAGGGAAGCAAGAAGAGCCGCAAGGGCCGCAAGGGCCGCAAGGGAAGCAAGAGACGTCGTCAGGGTGGCGGCGGCAATCCCCTTAATACTATTAAGAGTGTTTTAGGATTTGGTCCCCCTGAAGGTCAGAGCACCCCAGGTAAAAATACCACTGTTGCACCGCTTGTCGCGCCCATTGTACAGCCCCCGCTGTTCCCGATGCCTGAAAATAAGGCTGCCAATAGCAAAAACAAGGCCGTGCCTGCCCCTGTGGCTAACTCTAAGCCTGCCCCTGCCACTACGGCCATGCCTGCCACTACGGCCATGCCTGCCACTACGGCCATGCCTGCCACTACGGCCATGCCTGCCACTACGGCCA